TTTTTCATTCACAATGTCATTGATGTCGCTGATGTCTATCTGATAGAAGTCAGCATACAAGTGAATGACTTTTTTTACCTCATGATCGGGTTTGGCTTGCCTATTGGCATACATGATATCAGCAAGCAATTGCAAGAGCTGTAACTTATTCAAGGCCCATACTCCTTTCCTCATCATGCTTGTGTTTATGTTCAAACATTTTCAAACAATGTTCAGGCATTGCAAGCTCGCACCATTCTTTTAGCTGTTTGTCACTGGCATAAAGGGTTTCTGCATCTTTAAAAAATGGAACTCTTTTAAGAAATTGCTGCATATCTTTTCTATCTGTATAATCCACATAGTGTTGATGCTTCACAGCATCCTCAATCATTTGGATGGTTTCAATTAGGAAGTTTGCAAGATAAATATCTTTGCAGGTCTTTAGTGATTCGGTCATGTCTTTTATCGGGTTTTTCATCGGATTTGAGATTGGCAAGGATTAGCAAATAATTTCTTCCATCCATCGACATCCATCTTGTCCATTGTGAATGACGTGTTGTCTTGGTGTGGCAATTCTATTTCGTACTCATCCAACAAGTGAGGATGGGATTCAAAAAGTAATATTGTCCTTGCGGATAATTGCAGTGCTTGTCTGCTTACTTTGTGCCGCCCAATCCCATTTGACTTGGCGGCCTTTTTTACAATTTCTATCTTTGTCATTTGCTGATTCTAATTAAGTGTTCAAGATACCTGGAGAATGACAGTCCTTTTTTATCTGCCTTTTTTTTGCCTACCTCAATCATATCGGGATGAAGCATTACATTTTTTCTAATTCTATTTGCCATTTGCTTTTTTCATTTCAATGTACATATCACTTTCAATTATGCCCATCAAGACTATCCTTGTCATTGAATCAAGTGGCAGGGTGATGGCATAGGATTCCAAAGTTTCTTGGAAGTTTGCCACTGCGGTTTCTAATTTAGTTTTTTCCATTGGTGTCGCTTTTTTTAAAGGTTAATAAATAATGAACTATTGATACAATTAATGGGATGGTGAGAATCTCCAAGGCGAAGAGTAACTCATTGTAGGTTGGAATTTGCATAGAATTATAGATTATAGTAGGAATTAAAAATTAGTGTATAGGCATTTCTTTTGGCTTCCTGATGCTTTGATTTGTCTGAATCATCATTAAGCCAATCAAATATTTCTGAATCCGTAGTATGGGCATGGATTAATTTGCCTTTGTACTCGGCAATCACAATGTATTGTCCGTATCCGTTACCTCTTGCAATTTCTAATCTTATTTTTTTGAATGTTGTCATGGTGTCGCTTTTTTTAATTGTTTAATTATATATGCAAATATACACACTACATACACACTAACAACATTTTAATGTAAATTTTTTTACTTTGATAATCAGCACTTTACAAAAAACCCCCACATTTCTGTGAGGGAATTTGTTAATCTGTCAGCTTTTTTTGGTCCATATCCTCCATAAAGGCAGGTATCGAATAGTGTCCATCACTTCGATCTCGCACCTTTATAAAGTCAATTTCTAACTTTGCAGAATTGATAATTGTCTGCCCCAAGTCTGCAATTGCCTTGGCTTTTTCAATAGTCATGTGATTTTCATCGGGATCCATCAGGCATTCTATTGCCTCAAAGAGATGATTGCGTAGGTCTTGTATTTTGTTCCTTGCCATTGATTTTTGTTTTTAGTTTTCGTAATGTGTAAATTGCTTCCTTTATATCTTCAGGATAATTGTGAATTGAATTGCGCAGCATATTCTCGGACTTAGTAATCATTTCAAGATTTGAAAGCTCGCAGTTTAAAGTATCAAAGTTTTTAAAGATGATCACATTCCCCGGTGGGATTGGTCCGTATTGTTGCTCCCAAAGGTGTACGTGTAATGCTTTCCACTTTGCCTTGGCTGTGCGAATGAACTTGTAAGGTCTATTTCTATTGTCAGTCCGAATCGTGATTGCCCCATCTTCTAACTCGTTAAAGTTTCTTCTGCCCTTTTTGAATTGACTACTTTGGATTCTTGCCAAGGATTCAGCAGGAACATACTCCTCCATCTTCTTTCCTTTATTTATTGGAGTATGGCCTTTGGCAAAAATGTACTTCTTTCCTGCAATCTTAAAGTTTTTCTTTTCTGCCATGCCTTGACGGTATGCCAAGGACTTTTGAAACCCATTCTTATAAGCTATATAATAGACTTGTTCCAACCGGCATCCCATAATCTTGGCAATGTCTGCGCACTCCATATCAGGATATAACTTCCCAACCTTTTTAACTTCCTCTTTGGTCCATAGCTTCCTTTCTGCGAAAGCCCTCTTCGATAATGATTTTGATTTCATTCTTTAGATTGTTTTCTCGTTCCCAAATATCCTTTTCCTTTTTCCACTGGATCTCTTTGATGTGATATTCATCAATGCTCGCCATCTGATTGGTGATCTGTTCACCCTGTTCCTTGACTTTCAGCTCCAAGGCTGCTATCTTTTTAGAATAACAAATCATGGTTTTCAATTTTCCAAGCCTCAACAGTATTGAAGTATTTAACAGTGCCATCTTTGGCAATCCATTCCCTACCCTTTAGATTAAAAGTCACCGTTACATTGCTGCCAACGATCAAGCTATCCAATAGGGCAACCTTATCTTGGCAGCATTGCATTGATATTACCTGCGGAAAGTTATCACTGGAATCCTTTATGACAAACTCTCTTTTTCTAAACTTATCGGAAACCGCCTCTGTCATTCCGATTTTTACGATTTCTCCTGTTATTGTGTAATTGCTCATTTTTTTGATTTTAATAATATGGTTTCAATATACCGGGATAATGTCAGGCCATCCCGTTCAGCCTTTGTTTTCAATTTTTTTTGCAGGGTGGGAAAGGTCCTAAACATAATCATTGATTCCCTTTTCTCTTTTTTCATTCTGTAAATGTATTACAATTATCTTTATAAACAATTATTTTTCCACTAATGCCCCATGTTTTTTTTGCAGAAATATAATACACAAAATTATCCTGCTCGCATAATGCATCCAAAAATGCTTTGACAAGGTTGTCAATATCAGGTGTCTGCTGATGTGGTTTACCAATCATCAGATCTTTCTTTTTATCGGTCCATGAATCAGACATCGGTATGATAAACTCAAGGAACAGCTCCGCAGTTACTTTATATGCAAGCAGGTTTGCTTGTATGTTTATTCTATCCTTGAACTCCCAATATCTTTGCACTGCCGGTCTTTTATTCCATGAATCAGAACGTACCATCCTGGGCTTGCCAAGTGGGTTAATATCAAAGGTTATTTTTTCCATAAATCTTTTAAAGGTATAAAGTCCGTAATCCTAACAGGTCGGTCCTGTCTTACTATTGGCTTGTCAAAGTTTAACTTTGTCTGAATAATTATTTTCTTTCTCATTTTAAAATAATGTTTCGGTTGGTGGTGGCATCATCTCGTAGGTTACTCCATCAATGGTGGTGGTATCTACCTTAGCCTTAAAGTCAGCAGCAAAGCCAAGATTCTCATTCTTTGACATGGTCGGTAATTGGCCCTCAAAAAAAGTCAATTCTACCTGCTGGCCTTTGTCAAGCCAATTGGTATTGTCCCATCCAAAGGAAGCATCATGCATATATCTGCCTGAAATAAAATTCCATTTGTATCTGCACATGCCGGGCTTACCTAGGTGCTTAAACTTTACCTTTTGAATATGAATTTCTGAAACATATTTATTATCCTCCTTGCTCCATGACTTATATACCGATATTCCGTTTTCAGTTTTGTTAAAGAAATTTGAACTACCCATCAAGTCATAAAGATTTGGCACTTCATAATTCCCGGCCTTATCCTTTTTCATTTTAGTAGGATGCACAACTAAAAACGGATGCACCATGTACTTGATTTGAAACTGGGATATCATATCCAACTGCTTTGATATGTATCTTGTTTCAGTGCTTCCAACAGGTGGCTCATCATCCAATCGATTCCAAGGATCAATTACAAAAGATTTGATTCCGTATCTCAAAATCATTCCCTTGGTTATCTTGAGAATACCCTCCAATGAAAAGTCATCATTTGGGCAGATGAATTTAAAATGCTCATTGACAAACTCAATGGCCGCATCCTTTTCCATGGGATTCATCTTGTACTTTCCTGAAAATGATTTGCCGATTATCTTCTCCGCAAATTTTGACACATGGATTTCAAGGGGCATATTTTCAGGAGAGAAAATACCAAACTTCCAACCGTACTTGATGGCTAACTTAACCATGATATAATCAAGGAACTCTGACTTTCCATGGCCGGGTATTCCAGTAATGATGGTCTTGTTTCCCAATTCAAAAGATAGATGATCGTCAAAGTATTCATCACCTATCTGCGCCCCGGCATTCAATCCCATATCATACAGGTGGTTTATTTCATCCTGAATATCAAAGGCATTTACAACACCATCCAATGGAAACTCCTTTGCATTCTTTAACACCTCAAGTAATTCAAGGATTCCATATTTCTTTAAATATTCATTTGAATCCTTGCAATCTTTAAAATCAACGGTAAGGCATTTGTCAGGATCTAATCTCCGAGCAAGTTCCATCTTTAAATTGTGACCTGCATCATCCTGGTCAGTTGCAAGGTATATCTTTTCAAGATGCTCAAAGTATTCCCAACAGTTATCAAGGTACTCAAGTTTGTTGCTGCCCTTTGTTGCACCATTAGGAACTGATACCACATTCATATATCCTGCTTCAATCCAAGACAAAGCATCCATTTCACCCTCCACGATTATGCATTCGGTTACATCCTTTATGGCATCGAGGTTGTAAAATATCAATTCGGCATCCTTTGAAAGTTTGAAATTCTTTGCCCCATCTCGGTACTTCACATTAATTAGCTCATCGTTCCTAAAGTAATTAAATTGAATTGTATTCTCATTCTTTTGGGTTTGAGGCATCCACTCAAGACCTGCCCCTATTTTCATTCTAAGCAAGGTTTGCTGACTTATCCCTCTATCTTTAAACCAATGTACCACTTTCTCGCCAAGATTCGTTATATCCCTGAATATTGGCTTAACATACGGTTTCTTTTCTTCTTTAATGAATACCTTGCCTCTAAAATCGCAGCTGGACTTATGGCACTTGTAAAGTCCTGAATCAATATCAACGGAAAGATCAGGTGTCTTGCCATTGCATTTTGGGCAGGTGGTTTTGATTATCCCACCTGACTTACCTCGCAGATTAATGCCAAGGGATGAAAGTAATTGAGCATTTAACATACAAAGCCCCTTTCCTCTTTTTTATTTTCATCCTTAAACCAAACAGCAATCATTTTCTGCTTCCAATTCTTAACTTTGTTTCCCCTGCTATCTACCCAATTACTTGCCTCGTAATAATCAAATGCTTTTTTTGCTGCTACCGCTGTGTAACCATTATCGTAAAAGTATTTCCAAACTTCTTCATAAGATGGCGGAATGAATATAATTCTTTCACTATCTTTTTCTTTATCATTATCACTATCACTATCACTATCACTATCGCCTTTTTTCGCTTTCTCTAAAACCACTTGGGTTTTTTGGCTTTTGGTTGCTTTCTTTGGGCGGCCTCCCTTTTTTCCGTTTAAACTGTTTCTTTCGGATTCATTAAGATACTTTTCCCTATCTCTTATGAATTGATTTTTGAATGGCAAAAAGGCCATCTTCAAACCAAAATCTAATTTAGTTTCAATGTCAAGGTGATAATTACTGATTGCTTTAAACAAGATACCGGCTTGCTCATCTGTCAATTCGGATAATACCAAAAGGCTATCCAGGTGTAAAATAAAAGATTTTTTCATTGTATATATATATTAAGCCCCTCACCCAAAGCGCAGAGAGTGTCGATGTCCGTACCATTAAGATGGGCGGCTTTGAGATTGGGGCAATAAATATCTTTATGAATCATAATAGTAGTAAAATAACATCGACAGGGCAAATATACAAATAAATATCCAATTTCAAACCTTTCACAAAAAAAAGATTAAATTTTTATATTTAAAGGAGAATCCCTAACTTGCGACAATGAACATTGATGATATAATTTTCCGAATAATTGATGGACAGACTTACAGAACCATTGCAAAGGACTTAAATGTGGCTTTGAGTACACTTTTTGATTTCATCCACAAACCCGAACACTCCGCGCGCGCGAGAGAAGCCCTAAAACTTTCAGCTGACGTGATTGCGGACAAGGCAGAAGAGGTTTTGAAAGAAGCCAAGGGTACTTTGACAGAAGTGACAAGGGCGAGGGAGCTTGCGCAGTATTATAAATGGAAGTCCTCAAAAAGAAACCCCGGCACTTATGGTGACAAGGTAGATATGAATCACACTGGTGATTTGACCATCCGCAAGATAGAGGTGGAAATAGTGAAACCAAAAGACTATGGCAGTACCAACCCTGCGGATTAAGGCATCAGAAATATTTTTAAAGAATAAGGAGGCAGATTCATTCATAGTCCTCAACCAAGGCGGCACATCATCGGGTAAGACTTATTCCATTTTGCAAGTGCTATTGACTTTGGCATTATCTGAAACATTGCATATATCGGTCTGCTCATCCACCATGCCTCATTTAAAGAAAGGTGCGCTGAAAGATTGGATTGATATCCTGACTACTAACGAGATATACAACGATGCAGATCACAACAAGACCGACCAGGTCTTTAAGATTGGCAATTCAAAGGTAGAGTTTTTTTCTTTGGATAACCCCGGTAAGGCGAGAGGACCAAGGCGTGATATACTTTATGTCAATGAGGTGGATTTGGTCCATCAGATAACTTTGCAGCAGCTGATGTTAAGGACAAGGGTAAGGGTGTACTTGGATTTTAACCCTGCCCCTGAATTTCATTATGTCTATGATGAGATTCAAACCCGGTCAGATTGCACCTTTATAAAGTCCACATACAAAGACAATCCATTCCTGCCGAGGCAGACAGTCCAAGAGATTGAAAGGCTATCGGGGAACGATTGGCAAGTCTATGGCCTTGGGAATCGTGGCAGCTTGAAAGGGTGCATATATACTCATTGGAAAACCATTGATGAGATACCTGATGGATGTGATGTCATCTATGGCCTTGACTTTGGATTTAATGTACCCAGTGCATTGGTGAGGGTAGGAATAAAGGAGAATGACATCTATGTGCAGCAATTGATATACGAGCCACTGCTCACCAACTCCGATCTCATCAGGGCCATGGAATCGTTGAACATTGGCAGGTCAGTAATATATGCCGATGCTGCCGAGCCTCAAAGGATTGAAGAGATATATCGTGCCGGGTATAACATCAAGTCAGCTGACAAATCACCTGGATCAGTCAAGAAAGGAATTGACAGCATTAAGGCAAGGGGATTGTACATCACGCAAGACAGCCCTGACTTGATGAAAGAGATACGGAACTATAAGTGGATGGAGGATAAGAACGGTCAGACATTGGAGGATCCTGTAAAGTCGATGGACCATGCCCTTGATGCTATGCGTTACCCTATCCATTCACATCTTACTAAGCCATCAGGCAAATATCACATCTTATAATTTTACCCCTAAATTTATATTTATAAATATGAAAGTACCTCAAAATTGGTCAGAAATAACGATAGGAAAATATCAAGATTTGATTAGCCTTGAGAAATCCGATGATGTCATTCAGCAGGAAATTCAAATCCTATCTGCATTAACAGGCGAGCCTGAAAGTATGTTTGAGGATATGTCCGTTGAGGATTTAAAAGGACTAATTGGAAAGACTGCATTCTTATCCGACCTGCCAAACAGCAAGAAGATACCGAAATCAATAAAGGTGGCAGGAAAGAAATTCACCATCAACTTGATGATTAGTGATTTGTCAGGCGGTCAGTACATCGACCTTATGACTTTGACCAAGGATGGCGGAAAGGTGATTGAAAAGATGCATGAGATACTTGCTATCTTCATTCACCCAATGGAAAGGCGTTTCTTTATGTGGATGCCTGTACCATATAGCGGTGATAAGCACAGAGATACTGCGGATTTCTTAAAAAAGAATCTGACAATGGATGTTGCTTACCCTATTGCGATTTTTTTTTGTCTGCTCTACGAGAACTTAATG